TTTGGTGGCTTTAACGACATTTCAGAGTGTCGATATTTTTCAAATCACATCATGGAGGACTTTGGTATCGAACAATTATTAAATGTTCCTAAAGGAGTTACAGTACATTAGGGGGGTTTTGTTTTAAAATGCCAGAAATTGTAATTCCATATAAGCCAAGACAATTGCAAAATTTTTTGCACAAAAAAATTGATAAGCACCGATTTAGTGTTTGTGTTTTGCACAGGAGAGCAGGAAAGACAGTTGCCATGATTAATCACATGATTAGAGCAGCTCTTACTAATCCTTTGCCTAACCCTAGATATGCCTTTATTTCGCCAACATTTAAGCAAGGTAAAGCAACAGCTTGGGATTACATAAAACAATTTGCAGGTAAAATACCTAATACAAAATTCAATGAGTCTGAACTTAGATGCGATCTACCAAATGGTTCAAGAATAACAATTCTTGGAGCTGAGAACGATCAATCTTTAAGAGGAATTTTCTTAGATGGTTGTGTGTTTGACGAAACTCAAAGCATAAAACCAACTATCTTTCCAGAGGTTATTAGACCTGCTTTGGCAGACCGAAAGGGTTGGTGCGTTTTTATCGGCACACCCAAAGGCAGAAATTATTTTTATGAGCTTTATCAAGAAGCTAAAGATAAAAAGGATTGGTACTCTTGCATATTCAAAGCAAGTGAAACAAATATTTTAGATCAAGATGAATTAGATGCAGCTAAAGCTGTAATGTCTGATGATTTATACCAACAAGAATTTGAGTGCAGTTTTCAAGCAGCAATCACTGGTTCTTACTATGGAGCTATTATTGAACAACTTGAATTTGATAACAGGATTACCAATGTCGATTACGATGAAAGTATCGATGTTGAAACTTGGTGGGATCTTGGCATGAACGATCAGACATCTATTTGGTTTGCTCAAAGGTACAAAGGTGAGATCAGATTAATAGATTATTATGAAAATGCAGGTGAAGGCTTAGATCATTATGTCAATATTATTGACCAAAAAAATTATGAATATTCAAAGCATATTCTTCCACATGATGTAAAAGTCAGGGAACTTGGCAACTATGGTAAGTCAAGATTAGAGAGTTTGCTTGAACTTGGTATTGCAGGTGAGGTTGCACCTAAACTACCTATTGAGGATGGAATTGAAGCTGTTAGGAAAGCTTTGCCTAACTGTTGGTTTGATAAAGATAAATGCCGACAAGGAATTGAATACTTGAAGGCTTATCAAAAAAAATGGGATGACAAAAACCAATGCTTTAGAAATAAGCCTCATCACAATTACGCATCGCATTGTGCTGATAGCTTTAGAACTGGCATAGTCGGTGAAGGTGCAGAGGTAAGTAACTGGAAAGAAACAATCCCAGTAAACACAAATTATATAGTTTAATATGGCAGAAGTAACAGAAATAGAATTAAGATCGATAATCAATAGAGAAATAAATAATGCTATAGGTTACATGGGTAGTAACCTGACATCGCAAAGAAAAAAATCTCTTGAATACTACATGGGGGACAAGCTTGGCACTGAGATCGAAGGTAGATCACAGGTCGTAAGTACAGATGTTTCAGACACAATTGAAACTATCTTGCCAAACTTAATAAGAATTTTTACAGCATCAGATCAAGTTTGCAAATGCGAACCTATGAAAGCAGAGGATGTGCCTTTAGCTGAACAAGCAACTAATTATATAAATTATGTGTTCAATAAAGATAATCCTGGCTTTAGCATTTTATATACTTGGTTCAAAGATGCTTTATTAGAAAAAAATGGAATTGTAAAAGTTTATTGGGATGATAGCGAAAAACAAAACCAAGAAACTTATGAAAATCTTAACGATCAAGAATATCAATTATTAACCAATGATGATAATGTTGAGATTGTATCCCATGAAGAATTTGTTGATGAGAAAGGTAAAGAACTTTTAGATCAAGCAAAACAAGTAGCAGAGGCTCAAGGTCAAGATATTGGTGATGTGCCAGTGCCTAAATTACACAATGTAATTATTAAAAGGTTTGCAGAGGGTGGTAAAGTTAAAATAGAAAATGTTCCACCAGAAGAATTTTTAATTGAAAGAAATGCTAAAACTATTGAAGATGCAAATTTTGTAGCTCATAGGGTTTTAAAAACAAGATCAGACCTAATTGAAATGGGGTTCGATCAAGAGATTATTGAAAGCTTACCAACATCAAACAATATGATATTGAATGATGAAAGATTAACAAGACTTTCAGATATTGATGAGTCGCCAATAAATCAATCCACAGATAAATCTACAGCAGATATTGAACTATATGAATGTTATATCAAAGTAGATATGGATGGCGATGGTGTAGCTGAACTTAGAAAAGTTGTAGTTGCAGGTGATGGAGGTTATACAATCCTTGAGAATATGGCTTGTGATTCAATTCCATTTTGTTCACTAACACCTATTCCAATGCCACATAGATTTTATGGTAGATCAGTTTCAGAATTAGTTGAGGATGTTCAATTAGTTAAATCAACAGTTATGCGTCAGTTGTTAGATAATATGTATTTAACTAACAATAACAGAGTTGCCATCATGGATGGTATGGTCAACCTAGATGATTTATTAACATCAAGACCAGGTGGAGTTGTTAGAACTAAACAACCACCAAATCAAGTTATGATGCCGATGCAATCGCAGACAATATCTCAACAAGCATTTCCTTTGCTTGAATACTTAGATACTGTTAGAGAAAGTAGAACTGGGGTTACAAGATACGCACAAGGTTTAGATGCAGATAGCTTAAATAAAACTGCAACAGGAATAAACACTCTAATGACACAAACGCAAATGCGTATGGAGTTAATCGCTAGAGTATTTTCTGAAACAGGTGTTAAAGATTTATTTAGAAAAATATTTGAATTAACTGTTAAGTATCAAAACAAAGAAAGAATTGTTCAGTTAAATAATCAGTTTGTACCTGTCATGCCGACTGAATGGCGAAACAAATATAATATTACAATTACAGTTGGTTTAGGATCAGGTTCTAAAGAACAACAAATAGTAATTTTAAATAATATTTTAGAAAGACAACTACAAGCTTTTGGTTTACAAGGTAATAGAGAGTTTCCAATGGTAACTCTTAAAAATATTTATAATAGTTTATCTAAAATTATAGAAAATGCAGGATTGAAAAATGTTGAAAATTATTTTGTCAATCCAGAGGAAGGTAAGCAAATGGTTACTCCACCTCCTGCTGCACCATTAACACCAATTGAGAAAATAGAATTTACTAGAATACAGTCTGAGGAAAGAAGAAAACTTGCTGAACTAGAAATAGAAAACAAAAAATTAAGAGCAGAAACAGCAGAAGCTATTCTTGGTTTTGAAACTAAAATCAAAGAAATGGAGCTTAAATATAATACGCAATTAGACACTGCGAAAATAAAGGCAGATGCAGACCTAGAAAAACTCATTACATCTAATCGAAACAAAACTTTTTTAGCAGCAGAACAATCAGCTAATCAGTTGAGTCAACAAATAGACAGATTAAATGAACAAGGAACAAGAGGGCAAACTCCAACAGGAGATAACCCAGTCGAACAAAGCTAAACAATTATTTGAAAATCCTTTAGTTAAAGAGGCTTTTGATAAATTAAGAAAACTTTATCAAGACAGCTTATTTAATACAGGGGTTAATGAAGAAAGCACAAGAGAAAAACTTTGGTTGGCATACAACATAGTCAACAAAGTTGAGCAACACTTTATTGAAATGATTGATACAGGCAAACTAGCAGAGAAACAGCTAGAAGATTTTAGAAAAAATATTTCTAAAAAAAAATTCTAAACAAATAAGTTTAGGATAAGTCAACCTCATAAGAGGAACTTAACTTAACAGGAGCAAATAAAATGGCAGACAATTATGCTAATCCTTTGAAGGAAGCTGAAACTGACATCGGTAAAGCAACAAAGGCAATAAGTGGATTACTAGATCCCAAAAAAGAAACAGTAACAGAAACAAAAGAAACAGAAACTAAGGAAGAAGAACAACAAAATTCTCCTGAGTCGTCTAGTGAGGAATCTGAAACAGAACAACCTCAGACTGAGGAAAACAATGAAACTGAATCTAACGATGAAGTTTCAGATGAGGCTTCTCAAGATGAAGAACAATCTGAGATTCAAGAGAAACCAGACTCCACCTACAAGGTAAAAGTTGCAGGTCAAGAGCTTGATGTTACCCTTGACGAATTAAAGAATGGCTATTCAAGAGATGCAGACTACAGACGAAAGACAGAAGAACTATCCTTTGAAAGAAGGCAGTTTCAATCTGAGTCTGACAAGCAAAGACAAGACTATTCGACCAAACTTAATGAGTTGAATCAGTTATTGGCAGTTGCTCAAGAACAGCTTAATGCAGATACAAATTCTGTAGATTTAGAAAAGCTGTACGAAGAAGATCCAACTGAAGCTGCTAGGATTGAACATAAGCTTAGAAAGAAACAAGAAAAGATAAATCTAGCTATGGAAAAAACTCAATCACAGCAGAAAAAACAAATGCAAGACTTTATTCAAGAACAGCAAAGACAATTGGCAAGTAAAATGCCAGACTTTTCTGATCCAAGTAAAGCCTCTCAGTTAAAAACTGGAATGAAAGTAACTTTAAATTCTTATGGTTTTTCAGACCAAGAGATAAATCAAGTTTACGATCATCGAATTGTTATGTTGGTAAACGATGCTATGAAATATCGTAATATGCAAAAGGCAAAACCTAATATTGCAAAAAAAATTACGAAACCAGGCAAAGTTTTTTCATCAGGAGTTAAACAGTCAAAATCTGACATCACTCTTAAAGCTAGGAAAGATAGATTGAGTCGTCTAAAAAAATCTGGCAGCATGAAAGATGCAACCAGTGTATTTTTAGATATGATTAACAATAAATAACCTACATTTAAGGAGTCAATTATGGCACAGGTAACTGGAACTTTTAGTTCCTATGATGCAGTTGGTCAAAGAGAAGACTTATCAGATATAATCTACTCTATTGCACCTACTGACACTCCATTCATGTCTGGTATTGCTAAAGAACAAGCATCGGCAGTATTGCATGAGTGGCAAACAGATAGCTTAGCAGCAGCGACAGCTAACAACGCACAAATCGAAGGTGATGAAATTTCATTCTCAGCACCATCGGCTACAACAAGACTTGGAAACAGAACGCAGATTTCAAGAAAATCTGTAATTGTTTCTGGAACTCTTGACACTGTAAGTAAAGCAGGAAGAAATAACGAACTTGCTTACCAAATCTCAAAAGCTTCAAAAGAGCTAAAAAGAGATATGGAAACAATTCTTACAGCTAATCAAGCACCAGTAACAGGTGATGATTCTAATGCAAGAAAACTTGCAGGACTTGAGTCTTGGTTAAAAACAAACACTAACAAAGGTGGTGGATCAGGAGCAGATCCAACTACATCAGGAACTAATGCAAGAACTGATGGAAACCAAAGAGCCTTCACAGAAGCTCAACTTAAAGATGTTATAAAATCTTGTTGGGATGAAGGTGGTGATCCATCTATGGTTATGCTTGGTTCATTCAACAAACAAAAACTATCTGGCTTTACAGGTGGATCTACAAGATTTGATCCTGCTGAAAACAAAAGATTAGTTGCGTCTGTTGATGTTTATGAGTCTGACTTTGGTGCATTACAAGTAATGCCTAACAGATTCTCAAGAAGCAGATCAGCTTATGTTTTACAACCTGATATGTTCAGTGTTGCATTTTTGAGAGATTTCTCATTAATGGATTTAGCAAAAACTGGTGATGCAACTAAACAAGCATTGTTAGCAGAATACACACTTGTTTCTAAAAACGAAAAAGCAAGTGGTGGTATTTTTGATTTAACAACATCATAATAAATAAATAAGGTAGGGGGAGTTATCCCCCTATCTCAATTAATTTTTGTTTGGTCTTTGAAGTCATTCATTGGCGGAACGAAGCAAATAAAAGGATAAACAATGAGAACACTTAACGATTACTTTATAACAGTAAAAATGACAGACGTTTCAACTTCTGGATCTGTATTTGTAGCAGTACCAGATGGCGGAACTGTAATTAAAATTATGTCAGTTATAGATGGCGCAATTGGTACTGCGGATGCAGTTATCACACCTTCAATTGGTGGCACTAATATAACTAACGGAGCTATAACCATTACACAATCTGGTTCTGCGGCAGGTGATGTTGATACATCAGCACCAACGGCTGCGAATAGTGTTGTTGAAGGAGATAGCATCAAACTTACAACTAATGGAGCATCTACAAACACTATAGCTGCTACATTTACCATCATCATTAGAAGATAAAACTTTGGGGGTTAATCACCCCCAAAACAACTACAGGAGAAAACAATATGCCAATGGGTAAGGGAACGTATGGATCTAAAAAAGGCAGACCATCAAAAAATAAAAAATCAAAAAAAAATAAAAAAATGAAACCAAAAAAGGGTAGATACTAATGAGTTTTAATTACGGACTAAGACCAACAACTGTCCAGATGTTAAATTCATCTGGTACATCTTCACAATCAAGTGCATTTGGTGATTATACTTACTATGTAAGAATTTGTGCAGATGCAGATTGTCATATTTTATTTGGAGCAAATCCTACAGCTACATCTAGCAGTATTTTTATAGCTCAAGATCAGCCAGAAGTATTTAAAGTTTCTCCTGGTGAAAAGGTTGCAGCTATTGGATCGTCTAATGTTTCTATTTCTGAACTAAGTGCGTAGTGGCAAAGCGAAAGTTTGTTCACTTTGTACCAAGACCAAAACCTAAGAAATTAAGAAAACATAAGAAACGATTAAATAAATCTGAAAAAAGAAATAAAAAATTAACTAGATATAAAGGGCAAGGTAGAGTTTGAAAAAGTACAGCACAGAAACTAATGGATTGATAACAGACGTTTTCCATGAAGGAGAAAACTCCGTTGTCCATGAAAGAAAAATGGATCACAAACCTGTGCTTGACCATAATAAAAAACTTTATACTCAAAACGATGGGTACTCAGCTTCAAAAGAATTAAAAAGAGTGGCATCAATACCTATTCTAGTTTTAGAAATTTGGGCTAAAGAATATAATCAAGACCAAAATAAAGGTAATTGGTTTGCATTACCCAAAGATGTTCAAACAAAAATTTTAAAAGAAAAATTAAACAGTTCTGATTATAGATATTTTAGAACTGCACCAGGTAAATTATAATGGCATTAAGTAATTATACAGAATTAAAATCAACAATTGCAAATTGGTTAAATAGGTCAGACTTATCTAGTGAGATAGCTGACGATTTTATCAAACTTACAGAAGCAGATTTTAACTCAAAATTAAGAATTAGAAAAATGATTACTCAAGTTTCAATAACTATTGATAGCGAAACTGAGAGCTTACCTGCTGATTTTTTGCAAGTAAGAGATTTTTATATAGAAAGTGGCAGTAGAAAATTTGCTTTAAGATATATGACACCTTCACAGATGGATCAAACTAAAGGTACATCTAATACTGGCCTACCTTTAGCTTATACAATTCTTGGTGATACTTTTAGATTTATGCCAAGACCTGATGATGATTATACAAGTAGATTAAATTATTATAAAAAAATTCCTGCTTTAACTAGTTCAAATACAACAAATTTTATTTTAAGTGATCATCCTGCAATATATTTGTATGGATCATTATTTCATGCAGCAAATTTTTTAGGTGGTTACAATCCTCAACAAGTTCAAACTTGGCAACAAATGTTTGCAACAAGTATGGAAAGACTTGAGCAAAACGATAGAGAAGATCAATACTCAGGTTCACCATTACAAGTAAGATCAGAAGATACTGTAGCTTCACCATTTAAATCTGTTCACACAACAACAACTAGCTCAACTTAATTATGCAATTACCTTTTGGAGAATGGCTGCCAGACCAACCTGACTATTTAAATCCAGGTGCTACTGTTGCAACCAATGTATTTTCTGCGCAAACAAGTTATAAACCTTTTAAGGGTTTAGTATCTTATAGTTCTAACAATATAGGACAAAATGCTAAAGGAGCAGGAAGTTTCAGAGATAATACTAATACAGTATTTAATTTTGTGGCTAACAAAGACACAATATTTCAATTGGATAGCGGAACTTTTACGGAAAGAGGAGCAGGTAATAAATTAATTAATAATTCTTTTGCGACTTGCACAATAACTGTTTCTGATCATGCAAATATAGGTGCAGGTAAAACTATAACTTTAAAAAAAAATGATGGTACGACTGTTGTATTTACTTCGGTTACAGGAACACCATCAACTAATCAGTTTCAAGTACAAACTGATAATAATACGACTGCCACAAATTTAAAAAATACAATAAATGGTCATGCTGATTTTTCAGCAACAGTTTCAGATGCAGTTGTTACAGTTACAAGAGCAGCAATTGGAAATGAAAATTTAACCAATGTTTCAAGTGATACTGCAAGATTAACAGTTACCAATTTTACTGGTGGAACACCTTTAACTGGTTCGGATATTGATTATATTACCTTTAGACAATTTGGTAATTTTGTAATTGCAAGTAATGGTGTTGATCAACCACAATATTTTGAAATGGGAACATCAACAGCTTTCAAAAATTTATCTACAATAGCAACATCAGGCTCACCACCAATTTTTAAAGTGAGTGGTGTTATAAGAGATTTTTTAGTTACAGGAAATATTGTTGGTAATAAAAACAGAGTTGCTTGGTCAGGACTTAACGATATTGCTACTTGGGAAGCAGGTGTAAAATCAAGTGATACTCAAGACTTACCTGGTTCTGGTGGTGAAGTAGTTCACATAACGTCTGGTGAGGTTGGTTATATATTTAGACAAAATCAAATAGTTCGTATGGACTTTGTTGGTGGTAATGTTGTATTTAGATTTTCAGTAATATCACCGAATAGAGGTGCTGTGTATGGACAAAGTGTTTGTCAAGATAATAGACAAATATTTTTCTATGCAGACGATGGATTTTTTCAAATTAATGGTGATCAGGTTATTCCAATAGGAGCTGAAAAAGTAAATAGATTTTTTGATCAAGATTTAAATAAAGCTTTTTCAGACAGAATATCTGCATCAGTTGATCCATTTAATACTTTGGCCATTTGGTTATATCCATCTATCAACAATGCAAACACAACAGGAATTTGCGATAGATTATTAATTTATAATTATGTTACTCAAAAATGGACAATTGCAGAAGTAAAAGCATCACAAATATTTCCTCAGTTTGTCGTTATTGATACTGTTGAAAAAATGGATTTAATATCGCAAAACTTAGATAATATTAACTATGCACTTGATACACCTTTCTGGGAAAGTGGATTTTTAAATCTTGGTGCAATTGACGAAAATTTCAAAGCAGCTATTTTTTCTGGACAAAATTTAGAAGCAGAACTTGAAACAAAAGAGTCTGAATTAATAAAAGGTTCAAGAGCTAATATCTTAGGTATTAGACCTTTGGTTGACTCTACGGCAAATGTTGTAATTCAAACAAGAGATAGATTAGCAGATAAAGTTACATCAAGTTCAAGTGTAAGCATGAATAGTACAGGTATAAATCCAGTAAGACAATCAGGTAGATATTTTAGAGCTAATGTAAAAATACCACAAGGATCAATATGGAATAATGCACAAGGTATTGATTTAGAAGCTGTGCCTGGAGGTAATAGATGAGTGATAAAGTTGATATTGATAATATTAGATATTCATTTGAAGCAAATGAATTATTTCAAAGACAAGTAGAAGAAGCAGTAAATACATTAATAAATAAAAATAATAACGAAAGCAATAAAGCTTTTAGTTGGTTTATGAACTAGGATAAATATGACATCAAACATTAAAGATTATTCAACAACACAAGCAAACAATACAACATTAAATGGTATTAGTGTTGCAGAAGGGATGTTACCTTCAAACCTAAACAATGCTTTAAGAGCATTGATGAAGAATACAAGAGACTGGTTTAATGATGCACAATGGATAGAATTTGGGGATGGATCAGGAGCATTTACAGCTACATTTGTTTCATCAACTTCTTTTAAAATAGAAGGAGCAGATGTTACTTCAACATATCATGCAGGTCGTAGAGTAAAACTTATAGCAGCAACACCTGGCACAATATTTGGAACTATAACAAGTTCATCTTTTTCAACAGACACAACCATAGTAGTTTCATTTGATAGTGGTAGCTTATCCAATGAAGCTATATCAAATGTTTATATAGCAGCATTATCAAAAACTAACGACTCATTACCTACTGGAATTTCAGCAACTAAATTAGCTGATGGAACTGTTTCAGATACAGAATATCAATTTTTAAATGGTGTAACAAGCGCAATACAAACTCAGTTAGATGCAAAACAGGCTACAATAACAGGTGGCGCATCAACTATTGCTACATCAAACTTAACTGCATCAAAAGCATTACAATCAAATGCATCAGGCAAGGTAGAAGTTAGTACTGTAACATCAACCGAACTTGGCCATGTATCAGGTGTAACATCAGCAATTCAAACTCAATTAAATGCTAAACTTACAGCAGCAAGTAACTTGTCAGATGTTGTATCAGCTTCTACAGCAAGAACAAATTTAGGTCTTGCTATTGGATCTGATGTTCAAGCCTTTGATGCACAACTTAGCGATGTTGCAGGATTAACACCAACTGACAGTAATTTTATTGTAGGTGATGGTTCAAATTTTGTAACAGAAACAGGAGCAACTGCCAGAACTTCTTTAGGACTTGGAACAATTGCAACTCAAGCTGCTAGTAATGTTTCAATATCTGGTGGATCAATAACTGGATTAGGTTCTCCATCTGCATCAAGTGATGCTGCAACAAAAAATTATGTTGATGGTTTGGTTACAGGTTTAAAAACAAGAATTATAGTAAGAGCAGCAACCACAGCCAATATAGATTTAACACAAGATTTACAAAATGGTGATACATTAGACGGACTAACACTTGCAACAAATGACAAAGTTTTGGTTAAAAATCAAACTAATCAAACTCAAAATGGTATTTATGTAGTTGTCTCTAGTGGTACATCTACAAGAGATCCTGATTTTGATACTGTAGCTGAATTAGCAGGTCAAATGATTATTGTTAAAGAAGGATCAAACAATGCAGACACTTTTCATTTATGTACAACTGATAGCGGAACAATCGGTAGTGCAAACATAACATTCACACAAGTAACTCCATCAGGAGGTGGAACTGTTACTCAAGTTATTGCTTCAACAGGTTTAACTGGCGGTACAATAACAACAACTGGTACTATTGCTGTAGATGTTGGAACAACTGCAAGTAAAATAGTTCAACTTGATGGATCAGCTAGACTTCCTGCTGTTGATGGAAGTCAATTAACAAATTTACCTGCAACTGGAGCGACCGCAGGATTCGCTGTTGCGATGGCAATAGCACTTTAAAGGAGGATAAATGGCTCAAGATTTTGAAAGAATATTTAAATCATCAATTTCTAATAATTCTGGATCTCCGACTACTATAACAACTGCAAACTCAGATGATGCAATTATTGGAATTAGATGCGTAAATAAATCTTCATCTGCTGTAACAGTAACAGTACAAATAACAGATAGTGGATCAACTACTTATAATGTTATTTCTGCTGCACCGATACCAGTTGGCGGATCTTTAGAATTAATAGATGGCGGAAGCAAGATTGTTTTGCAAACAGGGGATGTTTTAAAAGCATTCGCTGATACTGCTTCTGCTGTAGATGTTTTAACAAGCATAGTAGATTCAATTAGTACATAAGGAGATAAAAATTGTCTTATATTGGAAATATACCTGGAGAAAATTTTATTAGTTTTGCAAAACAAAACTTTACAATTGTTAATTCTCAAACTGCATACACATTAGATTTTGCTGTAGCAGATGAAAATGAAATTAGACTTGTAATAAATAATGTTGTTCAAGAGCCTGGAACTGGTAAAGCCTATACTGCATCTGGTACAACACTTACACTTTCTGCTGCACTAACGAATGGTACAGATGAAATGTATTGTGTGTTTTTAGGTAAAGCTAGAGAAACTGT